TAGACAGTGAAGCAGAGTTAGCTAAAATAAGTAACACTGTGGAAACTGTTAATGATAATGAGTTTAAACGTTGCTTCAAAGCTGTACCTGAAACATATCGGGGTAAGCCTAGTGGCAACATGGTGTTGAATGACAACTGTAAGTTCTGTGACTACCGTTTCGAATGTTGGCCTACTCTACAAGAGTTACCATCAAAGGTGTCACAAGCCAAAGAACCTAAGACAGTTGGTTATGTAGAAATAAAGGAGTATTAAATGTTAGGTGATGATGAAATCAAAGAACTTCAAGATGAGATCAAGATGCTTGAAGAACAACTGCGTGAACGTAAACGTGAACTCAGTGAGAAACGTTATGCAGGTTTACGTGCAGCAATGGAAGCACGTAAGGAAGCTGACCAATTACTTAGTGAAGAACTAAAGGCACTAGGTGTTCGTCGTGTTAACTGGCATCCCTTTATCTAATGAAACGTTTTAGCGCAGCAATGAAGCACGGGTATCGTAGCGGTCTTGAGGTCAAGGTCACTGAGTACTTGAAGGAAAATAAAATTCCTGTAAAGTATGAGGCAATCAAGATCGAATGGGAAGACTTGATGTACCGCACATATACCCCTGACTTCGTGTTGCCTAACGGTATCATAGTAGAAACAAAGGGGCGGTTCACATCAGATGATCGCAGGAAACATAAGCTGATCAAGCAGCAACATCCTGACCTTGATATACGGTTTGTATTTACAAATAGTAAAGCTAAACTGAGCAAGGGGGCAAAGACAACCTACGGCATCTGGTGTGAGCGTAACAAGTTTTTATACGCAGATCGTTATCCACCACTGGAATGGCTTAAAGAGAAAGGTAAAGATAAACATCCAGAACTAATAGAGTTCCCACTAGAGAAAATAAAAAGGAGTTAGTATGAGTAAAGAACAAGAGAAAATATTCGTAGACTTTGAGCCAAATGATTTCATCATTCGTATCTCACCTGTGCTAGATGACGATGATGCTTGGACAGGGGAGTTAACAGTAGGGTATCTTACGTTAGATGAAAACTATCTAAATGAAAGTGACTATACACATGTAGATATGGTAACCAATTTAACGCTTTCCGCTATTCCGCTTATGGAAGAGGACATAGAGATACGTAATAGGCTTTACAAATACACTACATCTGTGTTAGAACAAGAAGGTAAACCTGTTGTTGAAAAGGAAGACGACAGTAATGTAATTAAACTACGATTTAACTAAGGAGATTGATATGGCAGACAATGTAAACCAACCACCACACTATAATCAAGCTGGCATTGAGTGCATTGATGCCATTCAAGCTGCAACTGGTGATGGCTTTGAGTATTACCTACAGGGTAACATACTTAAATATATGTGGCGTTATCGCTACAAGAATAAAACTGAAGACCTTAAAAAGGCTCAGTGGTATTTGAACAAATTGATTGAGGTGAAAGATGATAGTCAAAGTATTCTTGACTTTGGAGATTGATGAAGATGATTACCCTGTTCCTGTTGATGGTCACATTGACGAAGAGGTTGAAGAAACAATGAGAGAACTCGTCTATGATATAGACGGAATGAACATAAGAACAATAAAAATATTAACGGAGTAGACATGGAAACTTATGGCCCAACATTACCTATCTCAGAAGAGATACACTCAATGAAGTATCGCTCAAAAGGCGAGACATTTAGAGAAGCTATGACACGTGTAGCTGAAGCACTTAAAGATAATGAAGAACATTTTAATAATTTTAGAAACATTCTGTACAACCAACGCTTTCTACCTGCAGGTCGTGTACAGTCAGCAATGGGAGCACCACGGCGTGTGACCCCCTATAACTGTTTTGTATCTATGACTATCGAAGATAGCATGGATGGCATCATGGAAGCTGCTCGTCGTGCAGCAGAGACAATGCGTTTAGGTGGCGGTATTGGTTACGACTTCTCTACGCTACGTCCACGGGGTACACTGATCAAATCACTAGATAGTAAATCATCTGGTCCAGTATCTTTCATGGGTATCTTTGATGCCGTATGTAAGACTATTGCATCAGCAGGTCATCGTCGTGGTGCACAGATGGGCGTTCTACGTGTAGATCATCCAGACATTGAAGAGTTTATTCGTGCTAAGAATAACAGTGATACACTTACACAGTTCAATATCTCTGTAGGCGTGACTGATGAATTTATGACTGCTGTTAAAGATGACTTAGACTTCGATCTACAATTCGATGGACGTGTATATAAAACTGTGAGTGCTCGTGCACTATGGGATGACATCCTACGCAGTACATGGGATTGGGCAGAACCTGGGATTCTATTCATTGACCGTATCAATAATAAGAACAACCTACATTACGCAGAAAAGATCGCAGCAACTAATCCATGTGGTGAGCAACCACTACCACCAAACGGTGCCTGTCTACTAGGTTCATTTAACCTAACTAAATATATTCTTGAGCATGATGGTAAGTACGTGTTCAACATGAACCAACTACGCAATGACATTCCACATGTTGTTCGTGCTATGGATAACGTAGTTGATCGGGCTACATACCCATTAGAAGAACAGGAGCAAGAGGCTAAGAGCAAACGCCGCATGGGTCTAGGCGTTACTGGTGTGGCTAATGCTATTGAGGCACTAGGGTTTGAGTACGGTAGTGAACGTTTCCTAAAGACTCTTGAAGAAATTATGGGAGTAATCAGAGATGTTTCATATACTACGTCTGTTTCATTGGCTATGGAGAAAGGAGCATTTCCTCTATTTAGTCAAGCGTATCTTGGTTCTGATTTTGCTAAGTCTTTGCCTGATGATATTCGTGATCTCATTAGCAAGCACGGTATTCGTAACAGTCATCTTCTATCTGTTGCACCAACAGGAACTATCAGCTTGTCAGCCGACAACGTATCCTCTGGAATCGAACCTGTCTTCTCACATTACTACGACAGAACTATCCAAACCTTCGACGGACCTAAGACAGAACGAGTAGAAGACTACGGCTACCGTGTGTTTGGCATCAAGGGTAAGACTGCTGATGAACTATCTGTGTTTGATCACGTGAAGGTATTGAATGTGGCATCACGCTTTGTTGACTCAGCATGTTCTAAGACATGTAACGTTGGTGACAATGTATCATGGGAAGACTTTAAGAAAGTTTACATGGATGCATACGATGGTGGTGCATCTGGCTGCACTACATTCCGAGCAGCAGGTAAACGCTACGGTATCCTAAACGCATCTTCATCTGAGGATGTAGTAGAGGAACCACAGGTAGAAGAGACACAGGACTACGTAGATGAAGGTGGTGCTTGTTACTTCGATCCTACAACGGGACTGCGACAGTGTGAGTAGAAATCGTAAGATTACACTGGGCAAAGTTCCTTCACCCTGCATACAAGTGTGTCGTATTCAACACGGCTACTGTGCAGGGTGCAAAAGAACTATTGACGAAATTCGTGATTGGGTTATAATGTCCGAGTACGAACAACTTAAACTTAAACGTGAACTAATGTGGAGGAAAGATAATGAATCAACCAACCCGTAAGCAATTTAGCCGTGCACTTTATGAAGCATATGATGGCCCTGCAAAGGATGCCCTCGTACAATATCTGCAAAACTCAGGACATGAGATTGAGAGCACAGAAGAAAACTATGGTGCTGATATTGTATCATCTAAAAAAGATTATACATACTTCAATGAAGCAGAAGTAAAGTTAGCATGGGATGGAGATTGGCCTACACATTGGAAGGATATACGTATCCTTGAACGTAAGAGTAGGCTATTAGATAAATACGAAGGGGAAAATGGGGTACTTAACTTCTATATCTTTCGCAAAGATTTGAAGCAAGCGTGGCGCATCAAAGACACAAGCCTTACAAAGGATCGTCTAGGTGAAGCCAAGGGTAGAAACATTCTCAAGGGAGAGTTATTCTATCATGTACCTTACACAGAAGCAGAGTTAATCAACATAGCATAAGGAGAATATCATATGTCTTATTCACACAAGAAGTCTAGAAAAGAACGTGGTCTAGGTAAGTATGATGCACCATTAAAGTTTCAATACGAACAAGGGTACGGAGACTTTAAACGGGGGCGGGTAAACTGCCCCTACCATAAAGACACGATGCAGAATCGTGAGTGGACTAGGGGGTTTAATACTGCCTACTACGAGCAGCTTGAGAAGGTAAAGGAATATGAAGCTAGAGGAAGAGGCTAAAGCATACATGGAGCAAAAGTACGAAAGCCTAAACTTTAAGTCTTATCAAGACATGGCAGCAGAAACTGCTGTGTACAAACATGAACATCAGGTAATCTACCCTGCACTAGGTCTAGCGGCAGAGGCAGGGGAAGTTGCCAACAAAGTAAAGAAGATATTACGTGATGGGAAGTTTGACAGAAATGCCATAGCAGATGAAGTGGGGGACTGCTTATGGTATATTGCGGCACTATGCCGTGACCTGAATGTAGATATGAAAGAACTTGCAAAGAACAATCTTCGTAAGCTACATGACAGGAAATCAAGGGGTGTCATTCAAGGGTCAGGTGACAACCGATAAGAAAAGAGGGGGCTGTGATGGCCCCCTTTGTTTATCTACGTTTTAATTCGTCACGTTTTGCTGAATACATAAGAAGTCTTTTCACATCTTCAACACTTCCAAAGTCTACTTCTCTACCCGTCATTCGTATGAAGTCAGCTTCAGCAAGTCTACGACGATCTTTACCAAGAGCCATGAATTTGTTGATACTATTTTCAAGAGGCTTCTTAATCATACTATCACCTTCACCAATTATACCTCTGTACTTATTGATGTTACTTTTTATATTGTCACGCATATGGATGCGTACATACTCAGGTTCAGTGTATGCTTCTTGAAGATCAGCATCCCTGTTCCACTCTGCTCTTGCACGTGATCCTGCTGATCTGGCTAAGTCCATAAACATAGGCATCTTTTCACTGACCTTCTCGTTCTGATAAGACTGCACAGACTTCATAGCATGTTTACTTCCAAGATCATAGTTAGGATCATCAATACCTATATTTGAAAAGAAGTTTATAGTAGCATTGCGTTCATTTAAAGCACGACCTAACAACACTCTCCACATAATATTATCACGTGTCTCACCTGTGTCGGTAATGGTTTGCTTCTGATCCAATGCTGCTTCTGCATCTGGGTCCATCAATCCACGTGCTCTTGCTTGACGTGTAAAACCAAGTTGGAAGTTAGGGTCTGTGATTAAGAAATCTTGACCTGCTTCTTTACGTTCACTTGTTCTGAAACCCATCTTACGTTCAGCTTCAACAATCTGGAATAGTGGGTTAACGAAACGTGTAGCGTAAGCACCGAGTGCTTTACCAATAGTCTGATCTAGTTTAGCTTGATCTGCTTCCTTGTCCACACTACCAATCATATTTGTAAGTTCTTCTACAAGTATATTAGTAACACCAGTACGTGATTGAGCACCAAAAAACAATTCTATCCAATCGTTCTTCGCATCCCACTCCTCAAACGTACCACGATTACGTTCACGTGTAGCCTGTATAATCCAACTCATTTGTGCAAGAGGATAGTCAGCAGTTATATCCATTTCTAAATTTGTAAATGGTATACGGAACTTCTTATAGTTTTCAGAACGCTGATTGCGTAAATCTTCATCACTCTCTTGTTCAATTATACGTTCAGGTGACATACGATCATATAGATCAGTAAGACCCATGAAGATACCTACACCAATCATGTTGTTGGCAATTGCTTCAGTCTCTCTAACAGTCAACGGACCACGCATACTTCTATCAAACATGCTGTATGCTTTACGTGCTAGTGGTTTAACAGCACCACCAATCGGCAGACCACCAGTAGCGATGTATCCTACCGCACCCATCTCAGCGAAGTACTCAAAACCATTTGCAATGAAGCGTGGAAACGGTACGAAAATAGTTGCAGGTGATTTAGCAATAAAGTTTGCTACCCTACGCAATGCTGGGTTCTCAGGCGCAGCAGAATATGTAACACGCAGTGCTTTGTTAGCTGCCTGATCAAGAAGATTTGCAAAGCTGGGTGCATCTTTAGGACGTACAGTTTCAGAGTCTCTAAAGAAGTCCATCAACTTACCTTCTTCCAAAGCCTGTTCAAAGTCTATGTTGTACTCACGTTTAACAACACGCTTTAGTTCTGAATAGAATGTAGCATTACGTATAAGCTGATCCTGTATACGGTTAGGTGTATTCAGTAGAGCAACCATGTCTTCTGCGTCAGACATCATCGTGTCAAACACTCTGTCTGCAGCAGCTATTGGGTTGTTCTTCTTGCTTGCTTGCCCTCTACCTAACTGAAGTTGTATTTCGTTTAGGGAGTTACGGATTATTCTCAAGTGATCTGGTGATTGCGCTAGTATGTAATCAGAAAAATGCTTTGCGCTACGAGGATCACTAAACATATACTTCAACGGATCAAGTGCTCCACGCCAAACAGAATTGTCTGTCATAGGTATAAGTGCTTTACCACCGCCCTTAACACCTCTACGTGAGAACTCAAGCATAGTATTAGATAGTACGTTGTTTAATACTTCCATAGGAGCACGTACAATACCACTAGCAACGTTACGTGCAGCCACGGCTACGGGTGCAACCAAAGCACCTTTAGCTATCGCCTCGCTACGTAGGAAGTACCTGTTATAAAACTGAGAGAATACTTCCTCTTGTTTTATCGCTACCTTTGAGTCAATCTCGT